TGCAACTAAGGTAGCTGGCACAAGCGGAGACGGTATCTTCGGTGACTTCTCAAGAGTTCACTTCGGACGTTGGGGCGGTCTCAACATCTTGGTTGATCCGTACACGGTAGCTGGTAACGACCAAGTAAGATTGGTGGTTAACTCTAACGTTGACTGGTCACTAGTACAAGGTGCTGCATTTGTTAAATTCACTTCATTGACATAATATGAAGGTATTAGCAAAACATCCATTGTTTCAATTTGGTATCCAAGCCTATAAAGGTGCGGAAGCGGAAGTATCTGACAAGCTAGGCAAAGAACTAGTTGAGTTGGGATTTGCTACCGAAATAAAAGCTGAAAAGAAGCAAGGTAGAAAAGCGAAAACTGAGAAGTAGGTAATAAATGTGATGGGGGCGAAGCTGGAAAGCCTAGCCCCTTATTTTAAAGCGATATGAGAATACTAAGAACACAGAAGCCAGCAGGGTTAGCGATAGGATTAGAAGCGGTTAAAACGCATCTAAGGTTGTTGGGTTATGACGATGAGAATAGCCTAGTGGCTAGCTATGTCTATTCGGCTTGTGAGTTCATTTTTCAGCGCACTTGGAAAGTTATACAAAGTGCAAGCTATACGGCTTATCTAGATGACTGGAATAACTACAACGGAGAATATAGCTACAATCACCACTATTACCGAGATTACCGCAATTACAAAGATGATTGCGATATAAAAATAAAAATGCACCCAGTAACGTCACTTGATAGTATTAAGTATTACGATGCTGATGGAGTGCAACAAACAATGGTTGACGGAACGGATTACTTCTATTCAATCAACGGCAACTTTGCGAGGATAAAGTTTTTAGAAAAACCAACCTTGCAAGATAACCGATACGATGCGATAGAGATAGCATTCACGGCTGGATATTCAAACCAATTTGACATACCAGACGACTTAATCCATTGCTTAAAGATATTGGTAGCGGATGCGTTCAACAATAGAAATAGCCAAACGGCTGGAATGACCGTAAACGAAAATAAGATACCACAGAGCGTTGATATGATACTAGCGAATAACAGTTTAAAAGACTTCGGATAATGTGGGACATTGGCAGATATGAAAGGCTAGTAACAATCATGCGCCCAACGGTGACAAGTGATGCGAGTCATGCGCCCGTTGAGACGTTTGCAGAGTGGCAGAAATGCTACATGAGCAAGCAAGACAAAAGAGTGTCAGAGGGCATGGAACAAGACAAGAATACTGGCGATAGATATACAATCTGGAAAACGGCACGACCAGTATCAGGTTTGACTTTAAAGGACCAGCTATTGTTAGATGGTGTGACATACGAGATACAAGGCATTAGAGAATTAGGTAGAGAGCGTTTGGAGATTGAAACGATAACCAAGTATTAATGAATTTTAGCATTGACATACAAGGTTTTGACGATGTTATTAATAGCATACAAAAGCTAGAAGATAGCGTTAAACGTCGTGAATTGCTAAAGATATTTAAACGGCAAGCGAAGCAGCCGCAACAGATAATGAAGCGGCAAATAAAAGATGCTAAACGAACTGTAACGTATCACCGAAACAACAACATAAAATATAAACCAGGAAACCTACGAAGAAGCATTAAGACATTTACTGGTCGCAACAAAGAGGGTGCAACGGTGTACATTGGTCCACAAGCTAAAAAAGCAGAGGGTTCTGGTTACTACGGATACTTTGTGAACTATGCAAAAGGTGATATTCGCAAAGGCAATAAAAACTTCCACTACATGCAGCGCACATTCTCGTTTGTTGAAACGATTATAGGTAATAAAATGAGTGCAGAGGTTAAGAAATATTTGGAACACAAAGAGCGTAAACTAGGATTTGAAGTAGTAAGATGACATTTGAAGATGCAATAGGGGATATTTTAAAGGCAAACAGTAATTTGACTGATTTGTGTAGTAACATCTACGGTGGCATTGCTCCGCAGAATGGTTCACTTCCTTATATCGTTTTTAATCGAAGCGGTCAAATACCTACACCAGACAAGCAAGCCAATAATATCGGTGACTTATTGCTAGAGGTAGACATTTATGCAAGTGGCTACAATGAAGCTATAGAGATAGCCGATGCAGCACGGGAAGCACTAGATTTAGCAACTGGAAGCTACACGGGATTTGATTTTAGCCGTGCGAGGTTTGACAGTCAAAGTAGTGTTGACTATGATCCAGAGAATAGAGCATATTACACCCTACAAGGGTACATAATTTGGTATAAATACACATAGAATGAAAATAAGATTAACAAAGGCGCACAAGAAGCCTAACGGGAAAAAGATAGCCAAAGGCACTATTATAAGTGTTCACGAAGGGCATCCGTATAAAGACTTTGAGGTAGTAGGTCAGGAAACTGAAACTACCGATGAAACACAATTCAAACAAATTAAAGAAAACGAAAACGAATAATGGCAACAGCAGGAAAATTCAACGGAAATATTTTAGAAATATCTTTCGGTGGCACAGTTTTGACTCATGCGCTACAACATAGCGAATCACACTCAATGAGTCCTATCGACGTAACAACAAAAGACTCATCAAGTCAAGAAGAAGTTATCGCAGGTTTGCGAGGTTCTGAAATCTCAGCAAGTGGGTACTTCGCAGAGGATGCGACCTACGGATATGAGGATTTATACGACTTGTATGCAGCTGGTAGTTCTGTGACAGTTTTGGTAGCAAGTACAGTAACTGGTGACGTAACTTATAGCTACACGGCTTATGTTACTAGCTTAAGTAGAACTGCGGAAATGGATACGGCAGTAGGATTTGAAGTATCATTGAAACCAACTGGCGAAGTATCTAAAGGGACAGTAGCTTAATAGATTATGAATACCATCACAATTAACAACAAAACATTCCCCTTTCGTTTGACAATAAGCGGACTTAGTGCGATTGAAGCAAAGACTGGAAAGTCTATCGAACACATTGACCAAGTAGGCATCATGACACTTGTTTTAACGGTTCTACCCATTGCGATTAATGCTGGCTATCGAAAGCAGCAAAGCAATGAGAGAATAACGGAAAACGAAGTTATGAACCTAGTCGATGACGACCCAAGTTGCATTGCAAAAGTCAGCGACATTATGACCGAGCAGATGGAGTCCTTAATGGAGAAAGTCAACGGTAATAATAGCGGAGGGGAAGCCGAAAAAAAGTAATTTTCTGGGATTGGGTAGTACAACAAAGTTCCTACTGGTCAATCCCAGACTATTATGACCTTACACTCAGAGAATTCAGCATAGCGATAAAGGCGAAAGCTGATCGAGAGGAAAGGAATTATCAGACTGGTTGGGAACAAGCCAGATGGGTTGCGCGGTGGATAGTTCAAGTGAACGTACCAAAGAAGCAAATACCACTAGAGAAAATTGCCCGATTCCCTTGGGAAGGAACTGACTTTGAACAGATGAAGGATATAATTGACAACTTTAAAGCTAAAAAAGGGCTAGATGGCTAAGAATAGAATAAACATTGCGATAGGTGCAAACCTAAAACAGTTTAGTACCGATATGCAGAATGTCAAGCGTGAGATGCGCAAGACAAGCCGCAAAATGAAGTCACTAGGTCAATCTATGACACGGTCGTTGACAGTTCCTTTGTCTTTGATTGGGGTTGCATCTGTTAAACTAGCTGCGGACTTTGAACAGTCAATGGCTAAAGTTAAAGCGGTTAGTGGGGCTACTGGTGCTGAGTTCAAAGCGTTAAATGATAATGCACTAGAACTTGGTAGAACAACCAGATACACGGCTCAACAAGTAGCTGAATTGCAACTTAATTTATCCAAGTTAGGCTTTAAGCCAAAGGAGATAACACAATCAACGGAAGCAATATTGAACTTGGCACTTGCAAGTGGTGAGGACTTAGCGCAAAGTGCAACGGTAGCAGCCAACACAATGCGAGGTTTTGGAATTGCTACTTCAGAAAGCGGTAGAGTTGCTGACGTAATGGCAAAGTCATTCAGTTCATCTGGATTAGACCTTGAAAAGTTTAGTGTATCAATGTCGAAGATAGCACCTATAGCAAAGGCAGCTGGATTTGGTTTTGAGCAAACTGTCTCAATGATGTCTGCACTAGCAGATGCAGGTGTAGAAGCAAGTACAATTGGTACTAGTTTAAGACAAATATTTATTGAGTTAAGCACTAAGGGTATATCGTTTAGTGATGCAATGGAGCAGATCCGAAACAGTACAAATAAGACTGCAACGGCTACCGACCTATTCGATAAACGTGCAGCAGCAGCAGCAATTATACTAGCAGAAAATGAGACAAAGTTAAGTGATTTGTCAACTGCCTACTTAAACGCAGGGGGTAGTGCTGAAGAAATGGCAAAGACAATGGACAACACTTTGACTGGTGCTTTTCTAAGGTTAAAGAGTGCATTAGAGGGGGCAGCTATTCAGATAGGTGATAGCTTAAAACCGATAATAGAAAGTTTAACAAGTACTGTAACAAAATTAGCTGATGGGTTTACTAATTTAAGCCCTACTGTTCAAAAGATAATAATCGGCATAGCTGGATTAGCGGCAGTAGTTGGTCCGTTGTTGATAGCAATTAGTTTAATGTTGCCAGCATTAGGAGCGTTAAAAATTGCATTTGTTGGGCTAAACATTAGTCTAGGTGCGGTTGGTCAGATTTCGTTAGCAGTTGCGGCTGCGATTGCTGCACTTGGCGCAGCTATTTATCATGTTGTAAAACATTGGGATGAGGTCAAGGCATTTTTTCAGGGCATTTATGACGAGTCAATATTATTAAGGGTTGGCATTAACGGAGTTGCATTAGTCTTTAAAACACTTTACAAAGTTGTCTATTTAACAATGTCATCTTTGTGGAGCGTGATTAAGGGATTCGGTGGATTAATTGTAGACTTTTTCGGTGGTCTGGGTGATTTACTTATAGGTGTATTTACCTTAGACATGGACAAGATAAAAAGTGGGTTAAAACGTGCTTTTTCTGATTCGTACACCAATAATATGCGCCCTGCGTTTGATAACATAGCCAAGAAGTCAAAAGAGACATTTGGCGAAATGAAAAAAGATGCTAAAGATTTTGTCAAGGCGGTCATTGATGAAGGTCAAATGCTATCTAAGCAAGGATCATTTAGTTTGAACAATGGCGTAAAAAAAGCGTTGGGTAGTGGTCAGATTGATGATGATGGACTTGGTGATACTGGAGGTAAAGAAGGTGGCTACGTTAAAACACCTTTTGAAGATTTAGGAATAAAAGCCAAAGGCTATGCAGATGGGTTGCGTGATGTTGCCGATGCAACCAAAGAAATGAAAGCCGAAGCGGTAAACGTTCAGCCAGTAATGGATAGTGTTTCTACACGTATGCAAAACTTTACCGACAACATGAAGGAAGCCGCCAGATCTTTGCGTGATGGGATTATGAATCTAAGCATGGAGGCATTTGAAGGGTTCTTTGAAGCGATAGGTCAAAGCATAGCAGGTCAAGAAGATAGCTTTAAAAACTTTGGGCAACAAACGTTAAAAAATGTAGCCAATTTTATGAGCCAGTTTGGTAAGTTGTTAGTGGCTGGTGCAATAGCATCAGAAGCAATGCAAAAAATGTTGTTTACCAATCCAGTAGCAGCGGCAGCGGCTGGGGTTGCGTTGATTGCGGTAGCTGGGGTAATAAAGGGAATGACTAGCCAGAATCCTACGGAGTTTGGAGGCGGTCAGTCATCATACATTCCACCTAGCACGGGGGGGGGCAGTTCGTACTACGGCACTAGTAACGATGTACTAACACTTGAGACAGTAGTGTACGGCAGAGATATAGTTTTAAGTTCAAATAGACAACACGGAACAATCAGTAGAACAAGACGTAAATAATGGGTGTACAGATAAAAGGCGAATTTTATAGTGATAACGGTGGTAACTGGGAGGTTTATATTTACAACTCAGGTTATGCCAGCACCGTTACTGATGTAATAGTACATGATTTAAATATCACTTGGGAGAGCCAAGGTGATGACTTGCTAGAACCATTAAAAGCTAGTAGGGCTGCATTTAGCTTTATCAATAATTCGGGTGCCGTTGATAGCTTAATAAGTGGCATTAAAAACGGTGACGAGGATCAATTCCACATGGTCATTGAAAAAGAATCAAACTTGTATTGGGCTGGAGTTGTTTTGATAGACCAGTTGTCATGGGAAGATAAGCCAAAGCCCAGAATTGTAACTATAACTGCTATTGATGGCATAGGTAGACTTGCCGACATTGAATTTGACTTTGCGACAGATGCGGCTAATCCAGCACAAACTTCAATGCTGGGTTACATATTTGAAGCATTGGAGTATAATGGTCTAAGTCAATACTGGGGTGCTAGTGATGCCTATTTTAAGGAGAGTTGCGAGTTTTACGAAACACAGATGCCAACTACGGGAGGCACATTTGACACGAATCAAAGCCCGTTATTAAATACTCGTTGCGATAGGTTTTTGTTTATCACAGATGAGGTAGCTGGTGAGAAAGTAGTGCAAAGAGCATTAAGGACTATAACCATACCATCATACAGACCAGTCATGTGTAGTGAGGTTTTATCTTCCATATTGCAGTTGTTTAGTTGTCGGATGATGATGGTAGATGGTAGCTACCAAATACAACAAGTAAGAAACTTTACAAGCGGAAGCCACAAGGTTAGGTCAATTAGTAAAAGTTTATCTATTGTTTCACACGGCAGCCCGAATAACCGACAAACTGAGGGTTCGGAGGTGCAAAGGTTGGGCGATGGGCGTTGGTCATATAAACCAGCATTGCAATTGGTTCGTCTGGATAGTGTCCCAAAGAGTGTAGTAGCGCAAGAAGGTGGCGAAATAGAAGATATAACATACGCTGGGAGCCCTATAATTAAACAAACAGAATTGGGCAGATTGAAGGGCGGTAGTGGTAGTGGCAAAAGCATGACAATCATAATAGAAACTGCTGCGGATACACCATGGAATTTACCCATGAATGCGACACTTGATATTGAGATAAACTTTCAAGCTGGAAGTTACCGTTTGAAGTCAGCAGCCGCAACACCAGACAAGATTGAATGGACAACAACCGCAACAGACAGAGTGATTAGGTCTATACCTGCTACTGATTACTTTAAGTTTGGGTCATCATGGAATACAGTAACGCTAGAAGTTCAAACGCCAGAGTTTCCATGGGCAGATCAGAGTGGTTGCGAATTAGATGTAGAATACACACTAAGTACTACAAGTGGTGGTTTTTCTAGTGATTACGTAAGATTATACCCTGTAACAGTAGTATTGCTACAAGATGGGACATTGGTTCAAGAAACACAATTTCAAGTTCAAAACCCAAAGATAACTGCAGGTAGTGAGCCAAAAATATTAAGCTATGTTAAAGATTATGGCAAGCCTATTTTAAATGATATTACGCCAGAATTAAGCAGCAAAAATACATTAGAGGTTTATGATGGTGTCAGTTGGGACTTTGCTGGTAGTTGGGATGCTGGTTACAGTTCTGATGTCAGCTTGATTGAAACTTTGTGTTTGGAGACCATGAGTTTTCAAAGGTTTGCGGTTGACATTCTACAATGCACGATAAAATTGCCAACAGATATGGTGGCTGGAAGTAATAAAGAGGTCAAGCCACATTACTCGTATTATTACGATTCTCAGGAATATGTATTTAACGGTGGTGCAATGAACTGCAACCGTGACGAGTTAAATGGCGAATGGGTGCAAGTAAACCATAGCACAAGCGGTGTGTCTATAGGTCAAGAAGATGGTGATGGATGGGTTTACAGAGGTGATGACAAAATAGGGTTGCCCAAAAAACAAGCTAACGACAAAGACAAATTTAATAGGGCTTTAATGATGACCCTAATAAATAAAAAACTTGCAACAATAGATGCAGATTACGATGTTTCTAGTGGTGCAATTACTTCCATTAGTATTGATAGTTTAGATAGAGACATTTACGAAGATGACATTATAGAAATAGTCCACCCAGTAACTTTGCGAAGCATGGATAGCTTTTTTTTGTCGGCAAATGCTACTAGTGGTGATACCTCTATAAGTGTCGTAAGTCAAACACCTGCGGAAGATTTACCTGCGGGGTGTCTAGTGATGTTTGATTTCCAAAAGACAATTGAAAGCGGTGGTTTGATTCGTGGAACGGATATAGTAACACTAGAGACAACCGTACCAACTTCGGGTGGTTTTGGAATTGGTAATGTAATCCGTAATCCTGGTGATGGTCATTTGTATTATTCAGATGGGACGGACACGTATAAAATAACTGGAACGACTGTATCATAATGGCTACGATAAAGAAAAATAAAATGAAAGCTGGGTGGTTACCACAAACACCAGAACACACAAGAGGTGAGTTGACACCAGAGCGAACTGCGGATATTAAGTATTTGCAAAGTCCATACTGGCGAAGTGTACGTCAACAAGTTCTGCAAAGAGATTTGGGGTTGTGTCAGGAATGTTTACGGCACGGATTGACAAAAGAAGGGAACCAAGTCGATCACATTGTGGCGAGAAAGGGCAATCCAGATTTTGAAAAGTACCGAGAAGATATTGATAATTTACAGACTTTATGTACGGCTTGCCATGCACGCAAAACATTAAAAGAACGAAACGCAAGGAAATGAAAGCAGGACTATTCGCAGGAGGAGCAGCACATGGAGCTTACTGGGTAGGCTACCACACGAAGGCTAAGATAAAATATGATGCCTATGTAGGGACTTCAACGGGTTCACTTATTGCCTTGTTTTTAGCACTAGGGCAAATAGATTCCAAGTTTTATCAATACCTGGTTCACGAATACTCTAACACCACGAATAGGGAAATGTATGGATGGTTTCAACCTTGGACTAAGAATGGGAAACTAAACCGCGCAAAGATGACACTAGCGGCAATTAATATGCTGCGAACACGTAGAAACTATCTTTACGACATTAGCAAAGGAATTGAATCAAAGATTCGCAAGTACTTTAAGCCAGAACATTTTAGAGCGTTACAAAAAGAGGGTATCAAAGTAATTGTAACGGCTAAGAATATTGACTTGCTTAACTCAGGCACATATTACGCTGACAATTTAAGTATGGGAATGGATTACGAGCGATTTGTGCGATTTGTTGTGGCGAGTGCAAGTATTCCATACTTTGCTAAGCCGATGCAAATAAACGGCTATCAATGGGTGGATGGTGGTGTTTTGGATATTACGCCAACTGGTGTCATTGGGCAATATGACGAGGTAGATATTTACTTGTGTGATTCGCAACTAGATGGACAACAAAGATTGAGAAAGGCTGACACATGGAGTTCCATGGCGATAAATTTACTGCACGAAATGCGCAATGAGATAAGCCGTGAAGATATAGATGGGTTGAGTAATGCGAATATTTACTACATGGAAAGGGCTAACTTTAATAGTGCCAATTTCAACAAGGAATTTATGGTGGATTTAATTAATAAAGGAAAGCAAAGATGATTTTAGATGCAAATCAAATAGGCAAAGATATTATAGTTTTCTTATCCGTTAGTGGTGGGGTGATGAGCAAGCTGGCGGCAGTCAACGAGGTGCTAAGCACAATGCTGATTTTAACTGGATTAATTTATACGGTAGTGCGTATTATTGGGCAAGTTAGGATTAATCGAGGTAGAGCATTGGACAACAAGAAAAAAGAGAATGAGTTATAAATTTGGACAACTAACACAAAACTTTAATATTGATGAATTTGCTTGCAATGATCGAGCAAACACACCAGTACCAGGGAAGTACATTTTAAACACTTTACACCTTGCTCAAAATTTGCAAGTGCTAAGAGATTATTTTCAAAGCACGATTAAAGTCAATAGTGGTTATCGCACACCGTTATACAATTTGAGAGTAGGCGGTGTAATAACTAGCCAACATTTAAAAGCAAAGGCAGCCGACATAGTTGTAAGTGGTAGAAGTCCAGAGGAAGTCTACAAGGCTATTGAAAAGCTAATTGATAGTGGTAAGATGACTGAGGGCGGTTTAGGCTTGTATAAAAATTTTGTCCACTATGATGTAAGAGGTGTGAAAGCTAGGTGGTAAAGACTTAAATTTGCATATCAGAATATTTGTGTAGTACATTCTTTTTGATTCATTGTTTTAACTTTTGACATGACCCTCGTAGCGATACGGGGGCTATTTTTTTTGAAAATATTTTACAAAATACTTGCATCGTATTATAAAACGTTTGTATATTTGTATCAACAAAGAAAGAAACAATGACAAATTCAACAATCACAAAGACATTAAAAAAAGTGCAAAACCAACCTAAAGAATACTCGATAGGGTTTAGAAGGTTAACTGTACTACCTGCAAGAGTTAGAAAAAATTTAAACTTAGCTTGCATCATGAATGGCGAAACCAACAACAACTCAGTTAAGGAATATTTAAACAACCTTACTGAGCAAGAATACATTAACTGGTTAAAATTAGCATAATGAAAGAGACACAACACAAAGAACGACTAGCAGCCCTACACAAATGGGCTGCAATGGGGGTTAATCCCTTTGTATTCTACTGCAATTATCACAAGCTAAGTGATGACGAACGCAAGCAAATACAAACACGATTTTACAACTGGTGGAATGGGAGAATAAAAGACTTCCCGACAC